GCGCTATTACTGCACTGGCCACCACGTCCGGGCGCTCTATGCCCCATTCTGCGGCACGCATGGATACCTGACGGTGAACCTTCTCCAGCGCTGCGGTATCTGGCTTGGTGTGCAGGCGCATCAATGCCAGGCCAAGGGTTGACGCAGACCACCCGGCGCAAATCAGAATGTCACCGGGGCCGTTGCGGTCAGCTTCCACGCGCAGGTTGCTGGTGTTGGTTGCGGATATGTACCGCTCTTCGGTGCTGGTGCTCATTCGTTGTCCGTTTCTTTGTAGTTGCAAAACAAGGTAGGGTTCCAGCCGCGTTTAAGTGCGCAGGTTTTGACTTTTTCTTCGCCTATCAGCAAAGTGCGCTTGTGGATGCAGCCCATGCACACGCGCTCCATTGCGGCGGTGCGGTTGGCTTCGCGGTCTTGCTTGCGCTGTAATACCAGCATTGGGTCGCCGTACTGATTCGCGTCAAGGGTCATAGGCTCTCCAATCGAATGCAAACCTGAATAACCCGCGTGTCATTTGGCATTCCAAATTGCTGCACGGTTTCGGTGCCAAGATAGATCGCAGCAACCGACACGCCGGTTTTGTTTTTGAAGTTGCCGCACGCGGTCAATATCGCGTCTTCAAACTCTTTGCGCAGGGCGGTTATTTCTGCGGCGGTCATTTCAATCTCCCGTAACAGTGAAACAAAACCGGCCACGGTGAACCGCCGAATATGGGGTAAATTGCGCGGTAGTGAATGGTGTAGGCTTTCACCACATCATCCACTACGCGAGTAGGAAAATAGGCGCAAAGCACTTCACCGGCTTGCGTATCAATGCTTATCACTTGCATGATCTTTTCGCAGGTATCAACGTCATGCACGGTTGCACCGAGCGCATTGCTGTGGTCGTAAATCACAGCTTGCACAGTTCCAATGCTTGAGCCTCAGTAAACCCCGCCTTGATATGCGCCCGGTACTTCGCCATGCGCTCAAGGGCTACGGCATTCGCCAGGTCGATATACATTGGCGTGTTGATCCTCTCCAGCATCTCTCTGAGCATGGGGGCAATTTTTGCTGCCTCAGCTTCGCGCTTTTCTGATTCAGTCATGTTTAATTCCTTTGTCATTTTGGTTTTCAAATTTGCGGCGGGTGCGATGGGAATGGATTTGTTATCACCGGCTTAGCCGTTATGTTTGGCGTACCAATAACCAGCGTTCCAAGGTGGACGACATCTCCAATATCACCGCCACGGTCGCGCAGTTCGATTGCTGTTTTGGCCACTTTCACTTCGGCGTTCAGGCTGTTGCTGATTGAATCAAGGCCCTTTGCCATAGCTTCAAGGTCGGTTGCGCTTATCTCTTTGCGGGCCAGGGCCAGCAGCGCGTTTGACACAATACGGCGTAGGTCACCCTGTGTGGTGACGGTAGGCATGTTGTCGAGTGATTCGACTAGGGTGGGTGCTGCTTTCATGGATTTTCTCCGGTTGGTTTGGTTGCTTGTTTGAGTTGCCTTGATAGGCGGTGAATGGCTAGTTGTTCGCGCTTAATGGCGATTAGTTCTGGAGTTATGTCTGCCGTCTTCATCCTTAATACGGTTGAAACGTAAGATACGGCCATCTTGTCCCTGGCAGCTTTCATTTTTTCAATGCACTTGATCCTGTGCGTTGTGTGGTATTTGGCAGACCTCTCTCGCATCATTTCAGGGTTCTTTTTGTAGGCACGAGATGCTGTTGCTCGCGCAGTTTTACGCACATAATCTCGGTTTTTATCTGACCACGCTTTGTGCTTCTCGCGTTTATATTCAGGCGGCTGCTCAGCGGCTCTGATGCGCTCTTTTTCTCGCACAACATCTAGATTTTTTTCCCTATGAGCGCGAGTTGCCTCTGTTATGCACTGAGCGCACCTTTTCTCTAGACCCCCGCCCCTTAGCTCGCTGCGCTTGTAAAAACAATCCAACCCCTTCACTTCCCCGCACTTGCTGCACGTCTTTGTATCTGTCATTGCTCTACCCCATCGGCCAACAGCAGCAGCGCAGCACTGCCAGATAGCAGCACGCGGGCAACGCGGATCATGTCGGCATCCATGCCGCCGAAGTAATCGGCATCGGTTGCAGTGTCCAAGCACTTGTCAGCCAAAATCCGAATGTCATTTACGATTTCAGTTTTTGTTTTGGTCATTCAATCTCTCCAAAAAGTTCAGCCTGTCCATCGTCAACTTTGACTGCCATGCGCAGGCCGACGATTGCAAACAGTCCCGGCTTGCGCTTGGGTGCGGCAGGTATAAAGCAAAGACGCTGGGCGCATACCGGGCCGTAGGTGCGCCGGTCGTGCGCCGTGAAGGCGTTGGCCGGGTTTAACTTGCGGTGGCAGTTGGCGCAGCGCATCACAGGCACTCCCCCGTCTCTGGATCAACCGCCCACTGCACCGCATCACGCAGCTCCACGCCGTTGTTGGCACACCAGCAAATGGTGTACTCAAGCAGCGATGCCATGCGGGCTTTGCCCATGCGTGCCGTTGACTCGCGCACGTTAAGGAATTCGCCCTCCAAGCCGGGGATAAGCTCTGCGCCCTGCTTCGTGGCCACGGCATGGCCACTGCAGAACAAGGTTTTCCACTCTGCAGCCGTGCGTTTCTTGCCTGCCCACTCAGCCTGCTTTGCCACATCGCCGAAGATGGCGTGCAGGTAGCGGTTCTGCTGGCTGCTGCGTGTCTCAGGCCGTATTTCCAGAATCAGCCTATGCCCGGCCATCAGCCAGTTTTTAGCGTGCGTGAAGGCCGTTACAAGGGCTTGGTAGCCCTGTTGTGCGTTGTAGAGGCGCATGGTTAATGTGTTGTCAGGCATTGCCAGAATCCGCTTTGTGTTTGCATCCGGCGCACCTGGCATCGACTTTGCCAAGCTCAGTTTTTGTAAATTGGCAATCCGGCGTCATGCGGTTGGCCACTTCGGTGCGGATGATCTGGCCGGTTTGGCTATCGACGCCGTGCGATAGCTGGTACGTCGCAAACGGGGGGCGGTTCCAACATCCATACTGAGTCATTTTGAACCCCTATATGGGTAGGCAACCATCGCCGCGTCCCTTGTGTGCTGGTTACTGGTCATCGTCCACCCTGTCATGCGCTCAAACTGCTCGGCATTCAGCTTTGCGCCCTTGCCTTGTGGGCTTATGCCGTGGCATGGGATTTTGTGCTTGGCGCAAATGGCGGTAATCAGACTGCTCCATGCGTCAATCTGCCCCACGTTGCGTGCCATCTTTGCGGCTGCTGCACGGCTGGCTGCCTGCGTCCAGGTGTGACTTTGCAAGCGGCTGTCCTCGAAGATCACACGGCTGGGCCACAGCACAAGAATCTCGTCCTCCATGCCAACCGGCTCTATCGTGCGCAGCGCGGCGAGTTTGCCTTCGCGGAAGATGGCGATTCCGGTGCTTGCGCCGGGGTCTACGCCAACAATGCACGCATGGCTTGCGTGAGTAGCTGCGGCAGCTCCCCCAGTTCGTGCGGGCAGAGTTCCGCGTATCGCTTGGCGCTCCACCATGCATAGTTCTTTTCCAGCTTCGCCATGTGTATCAGGTGCGCGAGAAATCGGGATTGGAGTGTGGTCATTCGCATTGCCAATCATGTGAAATAAGAGCGCGACACCCTACCCTCGCTCACATCTTCAAAGTTGATAAGCGAGTCGCTTGGATGGGCTTTGTATTGCCAGCTATCTCTGTCAAACCAAAGATTTATTTGCGGCTCGTCATCCACAGCGCCGTCGTAGTTGCGCTGCTTAAAAACCTTCAGCACAACATCAGGATCGGCAGCGAACTTAGAACTCGCGCCATTCACTTTCACGTCGGTTTCTTTGGCTTTGTTGCGCCATACGCCGATCAGGTTGTCAGGCTGATCTGTAATCGACCCGGATCCTTTGAAGTCATTTTTATCAATGAAGTCGGTTTCTTTGTTCCCCTTGCGCATGTGATGAACAAGGTGAACATGGATGCGCTCATCCTGTGATGCTGCAAACAATTGATCGACAAACAACTTCTGCCCGTTGTAGTCATCTTCGGCCTTAACGCACTTTGCAAGGTTGTCGATAAAGATATGGTCAATCTTCAATTCTTGTGCGCAGTAGCGGGTAACAGCCAATACCTGCTCAGCTTGAGTTATGCCGTTCTGGTTGTATATCCACAACTTTCCGTCTGACCACTTGCCAAAAGTATCGTATAGATCATCAAGTGACGCCATGCCGTCTGCGTTCTGAAACTCCTCCCCAAGAGGGTTCATGCCGCAAAACATTCGAGCCATGCGCTCAATTGTTTGGTACGGTTTCAATTCAAAGTTAGCAATGCAAACTTTTTGCCCTTGTGCCATCAGGTACAAGGCCACAAAGGCCGTCACCAAAGACTTCCCGTGTCCATTTATTCCGCCCCAAATTGTCATTTCACCAGCGCGAAAGTCGAAGCAATCATTCGCCCTGGGCCACGGCAGGTAATACCGTTTTTCGATGGCTTTTTTGCGCAGCCGGTCTTTCAGGTGGTCAATCCAAATTGACGCTGGCTGCACCTTCGCGTGCACATCCGTAGCACGCATGTATGCCGAAAAATCAATCTCATCATCAAACACTGCCGCCATGATTCGCCTCGTTATTTCTCCACACTTCGACCCATCCAGACTGGCTCAATACATGCCGATCTGGCTGAACATGGCAAGCAGCAACAACCGCCGCCCCACTCGCTTTTGCCATTTCAAAAATCTGCCTTGCCCGTTGTTCGACGGTGCTGCTAATGCTCACGGTAAGGCCAAAAAGAAACCGTAAATCGACAGTGTTTAATTGGTCGCCGTGTGTACAAACCGTCACCGCTGCTTCGCGGTCTTTGTGCCAGTTCACATCGCATGGGTAGTCGTTCAAAAACACAATCCCCGGCCTTTTTCCACTCATTCGCATTGCAATCAATGGAGCGTGTCCACGCATCATCTGGCTCCAGCAAAAAGGCTTGAAACATTTGGCGAATCCCTGCTTTTCCCGCCCTTGTCCTGCTCCTTTCCGAGCCATCGGACGACGAAAGCGTTAACGCCCCTCACGGTTTTGCGCTGCGACGGATTGGCGTTGCTCCAAGTCCGCATCTCACGCAGCTCCTGCACCACGTTGACAGCCGGGTAGGTCAGGCTCCATTCGTCAATCATGGATTGGGCAATCGGGTGTTCGGAGTTGTCGTTCAACGGGATCAGCACGACCGGAGGTTCTGGTGGATGTGGCGTGGAGTCGCTTTGCGGCTCTGCGCTATCCTCCTTCCCTTCCTTTCCCTTCCCTTCCCTTCCTCCCTGTGCGTGCAATTCAAGATTTGACGCGTCAATTCCAAATTTGACCTGTAAAGAATTAACCGAATAGCCATCTTTTGCTAGGTCATCGTCAAGAGCCTTACCGGCTACTGGACGTGCTGCATTGCATGACTTGCACAATGTGCGCAAGTTTTCAATGATGTGTGGCCCGCCACAGCTTTGCGGCAGAATGTGATCTGCCTCAAGTCGATCTGTTGACCCGCAACGCACACAGGCATGGCCATCACGGTCAAAAACTGCTAGTCGTGTTGACTTTCCAACCTTCTTTGGGCCAATATCAGAAACACCATTTGGTGCTGGTAGTTTGCTTTCCGTCTCTCTAGGATTGACGTTCTGGTGTGTCCCAAACTTTGGAATGTATGCAAGATCGTCGCCATACTTGATAACCAATGTTGCATCAAATAATTCTCCACAAAGCTTTTCGATGTTTACTGAATCGCCAGGAAAATAACGCATCTTGATTGTCTTTGGCTTAAGTACTAAACGTCCTTCTTTGTCTGCTTCGCACCATAGCGCGATGTATAAAAGCCTCGCCAGTGGTGACAAATTAACTATGTCCTCGCTGGTGAAAAACTCCGGTTTTATTGTCCGTATTCTTGCCATTGCTGCCCCATATCCCCTGTTGTAAAAGAACTGCCAGGAGCGGCGGGGGAGTGCGCCTCACTACGGGGATCAATCCGTAATGTCCTGGGTTCAAGTGGTTATTTTACTCGGTCGCTTCGTCTTTTGCAACGGCGTCGAATAGCTCAGGCTGATCGTTACGAACTACATGGCCCTTCACCTTCGTAGGCTTGTCGCCCATCTTTTGAAGGCATTTAGGGCCGATAGGTAGGCCGCCAACCCATGCCGCGGCCTTGTCCATTTCACGATCGCACATCACGCATTTCACGCAACGTGCCCCCATGTTTCATAGCTGACAATCTTTTCAATGCTCCGCACATGGACGCCGTGTTTCTTTGCCAAAGCCTCGTTGCTAAGGTTGTTACGGATGTAATCGAGCAGCTTTACACGCTGCCGGTGGGCGCTTCGGATGTCGATAATGTCCATGTCCAACAATTTGGATTGCGTAAGATCTTGGCCCCGCAGAGCGTTCTGACGGGCTTCCTGTAGGTAGGTGTGACGATCTACCGAACCGGAGCGGCGTTGCCGCCCTCCGATGTGTTTTGCGTAGTTTGATGCGGCCATTATTCAACCTCGACTTCCATTTCAAATAATGCCTCTTGTCTAAATGTGTTGTCACTGTCGAACCGTTTAGAAGCTAGTTCAAGATTGATCTTCGCTTGCTTGAAATAGCTGTCTTTCAGTTCGATTCCGATAGCTTTACGGCCCATTGATACCGGACTGTAAACCTCAGAGCCAACTCCCATAAATGGGGTAAGAACGACCTCGCCTTCGTTGCTGTAAAGCTCTACAAGGCGATCAATTACGTCCAGTTGCAATGGGTGAACGTGCTTTTCGTCATCCTCTTCCCGGCTATCACGGAAAGGCAATACGTTATCAATGCGAATGTCATCCCATACGCTAGATGCGTACCGCTGCCATATGTAGTGGCTCAGTTTGTTGCTCTTCGGGTCTTGGTGGTCTTTGTAGTTGTTTTGCAAGTATTCCCAAAGCTCTTCCTCTGTGAACTTCGATTCATTGGCGTTGTTAAATGCGCGCAGAATGTTTGGCAGGATTGGTGTTTCGCCGAAGTAGCGCTTCAAACCGTGAGGATGTGTCACAGGTACAGCGTTGTCACCTTTCTTGGTGAACACCAGCACATAGTCAGGCATTGCCGTAAAGCACTGTGTAGAGTCCTCTACGATCAATTTATGCATCAGGCTTTTGACCATCGTTCGCATACGGACCTTCAAAGGCTCTTTCCATATGGTGATGCGGTTGCGGTACTGAAAACCATACTTTTCATGCAGCCGGATGATTTCGTGCGGGAAGTCCCACAGTCGGCATGAGTTGTCGAATACGTCGGTGCAATGTACGGCCGTAACTCGCCCAGACTTGATGGTTCTAGCCATTTCTTTAATCAGGTATTCGTAGCTCTGCAAAAACTGTTCGCGTGTTTCGCAGTTTGACATGTCGCGCGGGTCAGAACTGTACTGGTACAAACCGCAAAAAGGGGGAGAGTGAATTGCTAGGTCGATAGACTCATCCGGGATAGAAGGCATGACCTCCATATTGTCGGAGTTATAGATGCTATACGCGTCGGTGTGGATCTCTTGTTTAACTAACATTTTGGTCCTTGATAAATTGTTTGTTTACGTTCTTTTTGCTGTGCACAAATTTGTGACAATCCTTGCAAAGCAAAACTAGGTTTCCTGGGTCTGACTGCAATTCTTTAACCTGAAATGTGACGATGTGGTGAATGTGAAAATTCCCTCGATTGGCTTCGGTGTTGTGATGCTTCCCACAGCACTGGCAAGTTGCGTTATCTCGTGCCCATACGATCTTCACGGCATCAACCCATTCCCTGGATGAATAAACCGCCTGACGATCCGGTGTAAGCCCACCTTTGAACGATGGGTGTTTATCGCCAGTGACACCGCGCCAATATGGCTCATTCCCCTTCCCCCATGGGACGCGACCATCGGCAATAGCCATTGCACTCAATTTATCTTTGGTTTCTTGAGAGTGCTTTTTCCCCTTGAAAGGATTTACTTGCCCCTTCTGAAAGGCGTGCGGCAAAGTTAAGCCACCTCTTGGCCTTGTTTTGATCCCATACCCAATCATCCAATTCCAAACACTATGTCCATCCCTGCCAATTTCACGGCCTATTTGGTTCGCGTCTTTGCCTTGTGTGATGTACTGGTCTATCAACCAATCTCTGGTGAACCCAAGCGACTCTCGTTGCTTAATTTGCCAAAGACCTTTACACCCATGCCCGCAGAAGAAATTCTTGATTGGGAGTTTGGTTGTCGGGTTAATTTTCCACCGACGAACCGATTTTCCACACTGGCAACAGTTGACTAGTTCTTTTGGCATAAATACATCCTTTGTCAGGACTTTATTATATGCCTACTTTTGCAGGAATGACGGCAATTTTCCGACATTCTCAAACTGCCGCGTGACGTGTGAAAAGTCTTGATTCGCAGCGCGGACAAGATTCCCGTAAAGCTCAATGGCCTTTTGTGTCTTTTGCTCAAGCGCTTCTAATACGCGCTCTTGCCCTTCGCTAATAACCATGTCGCAAGTCACCTCTGACTTTTGGCCGAAACGCCAGAAGCGGCGAATAGCTTGGTAATACTGCTCGTAGCTCCATGTTGGGAAAAATACCGTGTGTTTGCAGTGCTGCCAATTGAGGCCCATCGAGGTCATTTTTGCCTTAGTCACCAGGCGTTTAATATCTCCACGGGCGAAAGCGACAAGGATTTCTTCTTTTCTGTCGATCGACATGCCGCCGATAATTTCCACGGCATCGCTATCAAGGGTAGAAAGCAATTCGCTCTCGTCATTCAAGTTGCACCAGTAAACCGAAGTCTTACCTTCTGCCAGTTGCACAGCACGCTCACAACGCTCTGTCACTGTTAGTTTTTGCTCTTCGCGTACCTCAGTCATGGTCGCTGCAGGCATGGCAAATAGCGAATCCTGACCGTCCATGCACCATGTTTTTGAGTTGTTGACCATGTGCTTTTTTACGTGCAACGCTGGCAATTCGTAACCCTTGTCCTGAAAGCCGAGGTCGCTAGGCTTTTTGACCATCACAGACCACTGATTGACCCATGCAAAAAAGTCGCGCTCTGCATGTGGCTTTAGGTAGAACTTCTCGCCGATGTTTCGGTTGTTGCTGTCAACGCTGTTCTGATTGCTCTTAAAGAACTTTGTCAGCATGTCCATATAGCCCATGTAACCCAATGCTTCAGAACTATTCCCAAGCTCTATAAAGTCGTTAGGGCTAGGTGTTGCAGTGCTCAGAAAGCGATACGGGACGCGCTTGATAAACGCAACAATCTGGTCACGTGTCTTGCCTGCAAAGTTTTTCAGGATAGACGATTCGTCCAGCATCACGCACACGAAGTCATCAGGGTTCAGTAGGTGCAGACGCTCATAGTTGCAAACGGTGATCTTCTTTGTGATCTCTCCTGCCTTGCTGTGCGCAATGTCATCAACACCGATACGGGTTGCCTCGTCGATAAATTGGAAAGCAACTGCCAAAGGCGTGAGAATCAATACGCGCTTGTTCGTGTACCGAATGATGTTTTCAGCGATGGCAAGTTGTTGCATCGTCTTGCCTAACCCTGTATCTTCAAACAACCCAATACGGCCCTTACGAACCGCCTTGCCGATGATGTGCGCCTGAAAATCAAAAGCTGATTCAGGCATCCATACAGGTTCAAAACCGAAGCTGCCTGTGCTGTGCGTTTTACTTCTTACGAACTCTTCATAATTCACTTAACAAGCTCCTTGCGTAGTTGAGAAATAGCCCAAGAATTGAGCTGCTTTTTTTGTATGACCGTCACCATCTTGGTTTTGTTGTGTCGTATGACAACAGACTCGCCTTGAATGGTGATGGTCACGTCAGGTAGTGTGATTTTTTCCATGTGCAGATTGTCAGAATCAATGGGCGTTTAGGCTAATTGGTTTTTTCTATTGATTACAGTTTTTCAATCGAATCAATTGCGTTTACGTGTTGTTCGATTCGGTCTACAGTTACACCCATGCCAAACAAAAACAGTTTGGAGCAATCACCGGGGAATGCCCCCAAGGATGGAGCCAAGTACACCGGCTGAAGCTGTACTGAACGAGGGACGGTAAGAAAAAGACAGTCCCAAAACCAAAGCGCATTCGTTGAGTGTGTTTTGTTTTTACTCCCTAGCCGCAGCAATGCGGACTTCGCCCCGGTACAGCAATGCGCCGGGGCTTTTTTATTACCCAACTGGAGATAACCATGCTTCAACCAACAGACAGCGAGCTGCACAGCTTCTACGGCAACGCGCCCGACACGTTTGAGATTGCTTGTGCCATTGAGCGCCACACCAGCGCCATCGACAAGGACGACTTGACCGAGGTTTGCCACGAATTTGAGTCAGACATTCTGGCCGCGATCCGGGGCAAAAACGCAGCGGCTTTGATGGCGATCTTCACCGACGAAATTAACAAAACAGTAGCCCGCCGCGCCAGCTTTTCGCTGTATGGCGATGTGAGCGTTTTGCCGGTAAGCGAGGTGACGCAATGAAAACAATCATCCATCAATCTGCCGATGCATTTTGGACGGCCACATACGGCGCTTTCCGCTGGCACCCACAGCTAAAAGCCGTAAAAGCGCAGTGGTACGTGGTTTCCAACGTCCTCGAATTTGATCGAATGCGAGGGCTTTTGAATTCGCATATTGAGTGCGTGGTGGACGATTTTGGAAACCTTGTTGGAGTACCGGCATGACTTACCGCGAAACACACGATGAGCTTGGCAACCCACGCAGCGCGGATTTCCGCATCAGCGACCTGGTGATTTGCTCGATTGCGTTTGCGGTGATTGCCGCGCTTTTTAGCGGGGTGCTGGGATGAATATCCGCCCCGTTATCGCCTTTCGCCTCGCCCGCTATTACATCAAGAGCGGCCTGCGTATTAACTTGGCCCTGCAACGGGCATGGGAGAACTCCAAATGATCCGCGACGAAGCATTTTGCGATGCGCCGTATGACACGGCAGAGAGCTGTGCAGAGCAATCAGCGGCCCACCAGAAGGCGTTGGATGTGCTGTATCTGATAGGCCATGCGTATGACGTTCGCGTCGATCACATGCGCGAGTTGTGCAGTGTGGCGGGCGTGAGTTTTGACGAATTTTGCAAATACACAGGGGAACATCATGAGCATTGCCTGCATGATTTTGGGCCAGTCCGGAACTGGCAAAACCACCAGCCTGCGGAACTTAAATCCTGACGATGTGCTGCTTATTCAGGCGGTCAAAAAGCCGTTGCCGTTTCGGTCTACAACATGGCTCCCATGCACCAAAGCGAACCCCAAAGGCTCCATTCTGGTGACGGACAACGCGCAGACGATTGTTGGGGCCATGCAGCGCACGCATAAGCCAATCATCGTAATTGATGACTTCCAATACATCCTTGCCAATGAATTCATGCGGCGGGTACTGGATAACGAAACAGGCAATGCTGCATTCGCCAAGTACAACGAAATAGCCCGCAACGCTTGGGACATTCTCATGACAGCGGGCAAGCTGGCAGACGAAACCCGCGTCTACATCCTTGCGCACACGCAGGAAGACGACAACGGGCGGATTAAGGCAAAGACCATCGGCAAGTTGCTTGATGAAAAGATCACGCTTGAAGGCTTGCTGACCATCGTTATGCGAACGGCAGTCATCAATGGGCAGTACCTATTCAGCACACAAAACAGCGGAAGCGACACAGTTAAAACGCCGCTCGATATGTTCACCGAGGAACACGTACCGAACGATTTAGCAGCGATTGACCAAATCATTACCGACTACTACGCAATTTCACAACCCGCTTAAACAAAGGAAAAGCACCATGTACACACTAGACATTCAAGCAGCACGCAAAGCAGACACAACCGGCGCAAGCATCAAAGAGCCTGGTAAATATGTGGGTGAATTCACCCAGGCAAAAGACATTGTGAGCAAGAAAACCGGCGCGAAAGGCATTGAATTTGCATTCAAAGCAACCAACGGCCAAAAGGCCAATCTGAGCATTTACACCCAAAGCGCAAGCGGGGAAAAGTACCAAGGATTTGAAGCACTCATGGCAATCATGACTTGCATGGCATTGCGCAGCATCAAGCCGCAAATCGGCAAGGCAACGAAGTACGACTACGACACCAAGAAAGACGTTATCGAAGAATGCTCAATCTTCCCTGACTTGTGCAAGCCAATCGGCGTTCTACTGGAGACTGAGGACTACCAAAAGCAAGATGGCTCGACAGGCACGCGCATGGTGTTGAAAAACGTGTTTCAGGCAAGCACCGAACTGACAGCCAGCGAAATTCTGGATCGCAAAACATCACCCGAACAGCTTGGAAAGATGGTGGCCGGGTTGCGGCATCGGCCACTGAAATGCGCGAAGCCTATGCCAACACGCCAACACGGCGCGGCAGGTGATGACCGCCCATTTGGCGATGTGGACGAAGATTCGATACCTTTTTAGAAGTTCGCAAATGCTTTGTAAATTCTGCAATACAGAAAAGCCACACGATATGTTTTACGCATCATCAAAGACAAAGTGTAAGGAGTGCACTTTGTCTGCGGTGAATAAGCATCGAAAGGAAAACATAGAGCGCATCCGTTCCTACGACCGACTTCGTGGATCAATTCCTCATCGCGTGGCTGCGCGTGCTGAATATAGCAAGACGCAAGCATTTGCGCAAAGTCACAAAGCATCAGCGGAACGATGGGCTGCAAGACACCCAGAGCGCAGGAAAGCAAGCCACATCGTGAGCAATGCAGTGCGTGATGGATGACTTAAAAAGCTCCCATGCATGTGTTGTGGAGATGCAAATGTAGAAGGTCATCACCCGGATTACAGCAGGCCATTAGATGTTGTTTGGCTTTGTGTAAAGCACCACAAAGAAGTCCACGCAATGAAGTTGATTTGATTTACGGGGGAAAGCAGATGCTTGGTTTGTGCAGGCGGTAAAGCCATTCAAAAGCCACAAGCAAAGTGAGTACCCCACCTTTTGAAAGCACACCATGAACCACGCAATTATTCTTGACATCGAGACAATTCAAACCCAACGCGATGACGTTGCTGCTTATATTGCCGCGACGGTAAAACCCCCTGCAACCTACAAAAAGCCAGAATCTATCGCCGCGTGGCACAAAGAAGATGGCCCGCAAGCGATAGCTGATGCAGTGGCAAAGACGGGTCTTGATGGCGCATTCGGGCAAGTAGTGTGCATTGGGTACGACCTGCACGACACAGGCGAACCAGACGCAATCTACGGGCTTGATGAACGCGATGTGCTGACACGGTTTAACGCTGCACTCGACACAATCCCGCGTGCAATGCATAACGCTACAACGGTAGTCGGCCACAACGTCAGCGGATTCGATTTGCGTTTCTTGTGGCAGCGGTACGTGGTCAACGGCATACGCCCGCACGCCATCATCAACGCAGCGGCGCAGGCTAAATCATGGGATGTGAAGATTTACGACACCATGACGCAGTTTGCCGGGTACGGCAATCGCATCAGCCTGGACAAGCTGTGCCTTGCGCTTTCCATACCATCCCCAAAGGGCGATATGGACGGGTCGATGGTCAATCAGGCTGTGAAGGATGGCCGGTTGCTGGAGGTGGTCGAGTATTGCAAGCGAGATGTGATGGCAACGCGAGAGATCTACCGGCGAATGACATTCAAAGATGCCGACCAAATGCGCCTAGTCGCTTAACAACCAGCCCTGCAAGTCAGGGCTTTTTTACGCCACAACATGAACCCCAACCCACGTTTTCTCGTCCCATCCGAAGGTCTAACCGCAACCCAGCGCAAGTCACTTGGGCTGCAGCGAGTACCGCCCCGTACACGGCTACCAAACGAGGCACAGCCGCGCATCTACGTCAACGCATCACAGCGTGAGAGCTACACAGGCACAGAACTAAAAGAGGCTCCAGCGCGTGCTGGATCTATGGCCGCATACCAAATTAAATCAAGGGGATTTTGATGAACCGCGCACCTTATGTCCGCATGAAAGACTACGACCACGAAGACGTTGAGGCTGAATTTACACCCGATGGCACGCTCGCGATCATCGCCAACATCCTCGCATCTATCGGCGTGTTTGCAGCCTTGATGTTTGCAATCGCAATCGTGGCCCAAGTGCCAGAAAGCTGGTTGTCGTGGATCGTTTTGGCACTGGGAGGGGTGTAATGGCCTCGAACAAGAAGCCCCGCAAAGCGTACCGCCCACGCGGGGTAATCCTCGACACGATGAACTGGGTGTGCGGTGGGT